TTGTTCCAAAAATCTTCTTCAGCTTTTGGGTTATCAATTATCTTACTATCTCCCTGCGAAACTGAAGAAGATTCTGATGTCTCCGGTGCCTCTGAGGTTGTATCTACTACTTCTCCAACAACCTTTAAATAACGCTCTTTAAGCTGTTCATATGACTTAAATCTCTTTGGATCGTAATATTCATCTAAATCATACAATTTGTCTCGAACTTTCTCAATTTCTTCATCTGAGAATGCTGATGGAGTTGCCCATTCCGATAAATCATAATTTGGAAAAATCCGTTCTTTACCAGTATACGAGTCAACAGATTTTGCTGATTCAATCTTGAGTTTGAAGTTAACACCTTCATACCATGAGAATACTACAATAGGTTCATCAATTCCACCCTCAGTTGGTGAGCATTTATTCATAATTTTGTCATAAATTGTTTTTCCAAACTTAAAAAGAAATACTTTACCTTCATTCTCACGATTTTGTGGATCTTTAACTACTAGAATGTTAGCATAATAACTGGTCTTTTTGGCTCTACGTACTGCCAGCTTTTTGTCACTATCCCACATCGGTTGAATGGCTTCACATGCTGGACATTTCTGCCTAATAGTCCAAGGACATTCATTAATGAACCATCCACCCGGACCAGAAAATGCATGATGATACGTTTTGACTATTGGAATAGCTTTTGGATCTTTTTGTGGAAGAAATCTAATTTCGGCTTGGGCTTTACCATCCTTCAATTGTGGCATATAAAGCCGTTCATCTTTAAAATTCTTTTTGAAATCCTTACTTGGATCTGTGTTTTGTTCTTTCAACTTATTAATACTTATCGAATAATCACAATCCCACTTACGCGCATTCATGCAAACCCTCCTTGAGATGTTGATAGATGTGTTTCATTATAAATTCGAATCGTTTATACTCATTGCTCTTACGTGGTAAAATATCATCTTTTTCTGTAAATGTCAAGACCTCTCGATAAAATTGTATAAAAAACATTGGAGATACCTGTTTGCTCATTATAAGTTTGTATAGTAGTGATTCCCCCCCATTCTTTCCAATTAAAAACAACCTTTCTTTGGGATTTGGCACATCCAGCTTTTGAAAGACAGCTACAATCAAATCCATGTCTTTTCGAAGCTGTTTTTCTGTAAAAAGATTTATTGTTTCTTGTATTTGTTTAGTAATATCTGATGTTATGGAAGCCGTTTGTTGCCATATGTGCTGATATAGAAGGAATATAATAAATTCATGATATCCATAATAATGATTTTCTATGTCATTATATACTTTTTTGAGTTTATCGATAAGGTAATTCCTAGCATGTGGATTTCTAAGTGCATTATTAAAGTGATAATATCTCGATTCAAAAATATCAACGTCTTTTTGCTTCTTGACCAAGGTTTTAATATTATTGTAGACTGAAAACAACATCATTGTAGAATTAATCATATTTTAATGCAAATTTACGCATAGATTTATTAAGACGACCAACTTTATATCTTTCCAGCAATTCTCTTTTAAGAATACATTTTGTCTCATCATCTAATAAATTAACTATTCGTTTCATTCGAATAAACAATAATTCATCAATATATAAAATACATTCACATATTCCAATTTTTAATTCTTTTTTAGCTTTTCGAAGTAAATTATTAAAGTCTGATTGTTCTAAACTTGTGGGATGTTTATTTTCTAACAATTGATGAATTTTGTCTTTATCATACTTGTTTTGGTTAAGCCAATTAATAAATTCTGAACAATTAATTTTGTTAAGTAATTCTGTTTCTTGGGTACGATGTTGAAGATTATTATGATCAACAAGTTTTATTTTTTCATTTATTGTCGTCATTGTCTCCACTCGCATTAGTCGAATCAACACCATCAATACCTGCTTTCATACGATCATCAAATTCAGCAGATACATTATCTAACATAAAATTCATTACGTCTTTAGAAACATTATCAACATTTTCTTGATCTGATATTACTGTTCTTGGTTGGGCTTTAGACGAAACTGTGGGGGCATCTTTTTCTACTTCTTGAACTCGCATTTTTTCAAGAGAAACATCAATAGGAATAGAATCTCCGCGCTTTCCAAATCTGTTTTTAAGAATTAACCAATTATATTTACTTATGGCTTTCATAGCTTCGGTTTGATGTATTCCAACAATTAAATCCGCTGTTGCTGCAATACCAATACTTTGACTCACATCGGTAAGTGAAACTCGTTCTGCTTTCATTGCTTCTCGATTTATTTGAACTGCAGATACCACAGGAATACCTGTTTCAACAGATACTGCACGCAACTCCTCAGATACTCGCTTAATTTCTGTAAATGTTGTTTCAGCATGATTATTATGAATGGGTAACATCAGTTCTATATAATCCACATAAATAACATCTGGAATAAATTTCTGTTTTATTGATAATTCTTTAAGTAAATTTCGTATATGGTTTGCAGTTATTGTTCTGGGAGGATATTCTTTAACAAATAATCTATTTTCCATATGATTGCTTATGTTTGCAAACATTCCATGAAATTCTTCTTTGGCTTTCATCGGTAACATATTCAACGGCGTATCAAGCATATTTGCCAACATTCGGTGAGATAGTAATTTATCAGAAATTTCAAGAGTTATATACAGTACATTCTTATTATTTAGAATGTTGTTCACAGCTAATGATGATAATACTAATGTTTTACCAACAGATATTGCCCCCATAAACATAGTTAAAGATTTTTCATGAAATCCGCCACACAAAACATGATCAAGCTGCTTTATTCCAGTTGGGACTAATTTATCTTTATTGTGAAGAGATTCGAATAATATTGCTTCAGAATTAAAGAAGTCGATGCCTATCTGTGTATCGAATGAAAAAATAACTGCATCTCGTAATCGATCAACACAAGCAGTAATTTTCTTATAATCACTTTCATTTAATCCTTCAGCTACATCAAATATAACATTATTAACAAGTTTGTTTCTTATAAATTGTTCTAATTCTGACAAGACAAATTCATTGTTATATTCACTTATATCTAAATTTATAATCTCTATTAAATGTTCATATGTTAATGGTTCAGAAATAGCAAGTTTTATTTCAGAGAAGTTGGGAAATTTATTAAACTTTTGTTCAAAATCAAAAGTTTCTTTTACTATATTAGAATTACATTTATTATCAAAAAGTTGGGGAGATAAAAACGGTATTATCCTATCTCTTACCTTTTCATTAATAAATAAGAGTTTTAATAAAACATTTTCAAAAAATACTGTCGATTTTTTATCTTCTGTCATGTCATCCTACAATAGAACGGACTTCTGGTGTTTGTTGACTAATATCAAATTTCTGACGGAATTGATATTTATCCTCAAGATATTTCTTAAAATCAGTATCCTTAAAAATTGGAACCCAAAATTCATCAGTATATAAGTTATCTTCTCTTAATGGCGGATCGTTTGGGATATGTTTCCTTACATATCCTTGTTTTTTCCTTTTCTTAACTTCTGCTAATTGTTCTGATTTCTTTTTCTTTCCATTTTTAGATTCTTCTTTTTCAGCCACATCGGAAGCTTTAAGCACATATCCACCTGCAATAGCATCTTCTAATAAACCATACCATGTACTTAATCCCCCAGCATATCTGAGCATGAATTCTAATACGGTTTTTTCCTTTGAATATCTTGATTTATAAGTCATCGCAGTAATTATATGACCTAATATATTATCTTCTTCACCTTTTACTTTCTTTCTACTCATAGCTAACACAATACAACTCGAATTAAAAATTCCTTTCAAGCCTCCACCAACTGCCATCAAATCACCAAATCCACCAATATTGGTATATACATGATTAACCACAAACACAGTACATCTAGTGTGAATAAGAAGATTAGCCAACTCATTCTTTTTTTGTGCCAATGTCATATCCCGAACATCTTTACCTTCAAGACCATCAGAAACAGATTTAGATGAAACCAAAGTTCCCCAACTATCAAGAATAATAATAGTATTTTTTCGTTCCTCCATTGGAATAACATCTACGGTTTTAAGAATAATAGTTTTAACTTCTTCTATACTATTTTCATGATAAACAACAAGATTCTCAGATTCGGTATTAATACCAACATTTTTAGCAACTTCAAAATCAAATGCCCCCTCCGTATCCATTACAACAATATTCAAATCTGGATTTTTATTTTGTGCTCCACGAGTAATTGCCATAGAAACAATAGATTTACCTAACATCGATGGTGCACTTATCATACTCATTTTACCACGTGGAATTGCACCATCGACTCTTCCTGAGAAAAGAAGATTTAATGCAACAACACCCGACGAATAAAACTCCACATCTTTGGTATCTTCTTCAGTAATTACATACTCTGCTAACGGTCGATTAACTGTATCCTTTTTATCCGACCCTTTATCCCGCATGATTCTAGCAAATAAACTGTTATCCTTTGGCATAAACCCTCCTGTTATAACATGTCAATAGCCATTTGCATTTGCACGTTTTTATGTAATACAAGTGCTGTACATCGCTCACACGTTCCAAAATTAATTGGATCTTTATCATCACATCCATATTGAGAATGTGTTGCAGGGAGTTTTGTATTCCTGACAATATAATCATTAACTACCATTTGAATTTTAGTTTTAGTTTCTTTATCTCTTGCTAATAAATTAGTTTCGAAATTTTCAATACAATTCAATATCTGTTTAACATCATCTTTCAGAACGTTACACTTAATAACAGCATCTTTTAACTCTTGTTGTTGCTCAATAAGTGGCAGTTCATTAATTTTTGCCCAATACGAATCATCTGTACTTATTATATTAACATAAAAATTAAATATTTTTTCAATTTCGTGTTTATTCATCTATTCCTCCGTTGCTGAATTGATTGAAAGATAACATATGTTTTCGGCGATGTCAAGTCATATTCAACAAATAATTTGATCTAGTGTTGTTTTTACCATAGTTATTTCTCCCCATTTTAATACATCAAAGAATCGTTGAACAATAGATTGAAAGGATTTTTCCCATTGTAATTCCGCATCAACTACAAATAACTTATCAAATTCCTCTGGCCATTTTCCAATAAACCCAATAACATTTTGCTGAAGTTCATTCGTATTTTTAATGAGATATACAAACTTCATTTTTGTTCCATTTGTTACTGGAACTAGAGGTAAATTATGTTTATTAATGATAAAATTATAGTTTATCGCGGCTCTAACATGTATAGGACATCCTTTCTTATATACCAATCCATTCTCTTTATAATACTCGATATCTTGTGCATATTCCGAATATCCTGCTATACCTGTTGGTGATGAAATATCGGATATAGGTGCAGTCATAAATTCTTGTTTAATCTGTCGTAGTCTACTCAATATGAATTCTTTATTTTCAGTTCCAAGAATATCTGCTGTAATTTCTTTCAATTTATTTCGACAAAACATTGGGGTATCAGTTCTGACAATTTCGATACCCGTATATTTAAGAACGGGCGGGTCATATGATATTCCTTCTTTATCAACTAATTCAATAACATATTTTTTCTTTGCCAATATTAACATTTTTGAAATTATTTTTTCTCTTACAAAATTAACGGTTCCATTTGTATTAAAATGTTTAAAATAATAGTCTATAAGTTTTTCGAAAAATGGAGCTAAAAATTGTTTGTTAAGTTTTTCACACCAGTCTCGAAACTCATTATTCGATGCAAACGTGACACCAAATTTATCTATCAGTTCATCAAAACACAAATATTCGCTATCGGTATCGACTAATACACAAACATCTTTCTCAAGAATAATATCCGATTTATAGAATTGTGGTAATGTTTGTTTGACTATATCATTTACAAATTTTTTGAAATATTCATTTGTTGATTTGGCAATAAACTTGATGAGTGATTGTCCACCTTGAGTTATAACTTTAGCATTGTGATAACTATAAAGAGAAAAATGCTTATTGGCCAGATTACCAAAGAGAGAATTACTCAAAATCTTTCGAACATATTGTTGAGAGTCATAATATTTGCTTGTTCCATGTTCACCTATAATACCACTTATTAATTGTTTAATTTTTGTAACTGGTTTATCTAACCTTTTGGCAATTTCTTCCGTCGATACCCCAGATTCTTTTAAATCACATATACTTTTAAGAAGCTTATATTGTTTTCGTTCTGTGAATATATGATTAACAACTTGTGCCATTATTCCAACTTTATCTTTTCGATAATAAACTCCATCTACAGGCGTTTTTATTAAATTAGTAGTGTTTTTAGGATTCAATACTAATGTCTCAGGAGAAATATTAAAAGTACGAATCATTGATGGATACATACTCTCAACATCGAAATTCATACACCACTTATGTAATCCCTCTTTTGCCATTACATACGCACCCGGTAGAAATTCAGTTTCTTCTTTATTTCTATCAGGTAATACCATCCCATTTTGATGAAGAATTTTTAAAATGTATCCAGTTACCAAATTGAGTGTTGAAAAAATCTTTTCAAATGGTATAAGGGTTTGATAACAAAAATTAATCGCCAAATCAATATATTTTTTAGTATCATTAATTTTCTTAGTTAGCCACACATCTTGAACATTATACTCAACAAATTTATTCCAATCCCGCTTCCACAAATCATTAATCGAACCTTCAAACTCCAATTTTCCTTCACCAACTTCTAATTTACCAATATAATTTAAATTATAGAACTCTCGTTTCTCTTTCTCAAAATTCTTGTATAGATCCAGTCCGTCTAAAATTGATAATCCACAAATCTCATATCCACCACCCTCAATGTGATATCCTGCATGATGACTACGTTCTCTATATTCATAAACTGGTGATAATGATAAACGATGTACTCTTCCATTAATTTCTTTAGATTCTAAGTTTAATACTTTACACCTGTTAATAATATATGGTACATCAAACAATCTCAAGTTCCATCCACTCAAAATATCTATTCTCGC